GGTTGGAAAATTTGGACCGTTTGAAACTATTGCAAATTATGTTTAGTACGATTGGGCCTGAGAGAATATACGTTATTACGTCCAATAGTTTTGCAAATATTGCTTCGCCAAACCGTCCATATTTTATTAAACTATTGAGAGTATTATTACCAAGCTTCATTGAAACTCATTTAGTATGCACGCACCCAAAAAACACAGCTCCATTCTATAATAAAAAATCAGCGGCAATTATTGACATATTGAATTCTGTCCGACCCAATCCTCCTCCTCCTCCTCCTCCTCCTCCTCCTCCCAAATCCAAGTCTGTCCGACCCCAGTCATCAATTGCAAAGCCTACGTCCACTTCCAAACCTACGTCCAAAAAGGGCGGATCAAAAAGGACTCGCAACAAACGGCGGAGATACAGATACAGTCGCCGCAAATCATGATTCACATCATGATGTATGTTTTCATGTAGTCATCCGTTTTCAATATGTCAATGTAATGAAACAACCGCTTGCGGCGCGCAACGGCGTCGCTGTTGTCGGCATCCGTTTCAAACTCCACAATGTCCTGTATTAAGTCCACCTTTCGGGGTTTGCATTTTAACCCGTAGTATCCGGCAATGTGTTTCAGCTGCTTGATGGTGTAATTCATTTCGTAATCAAACGACACCGCGGTTGCACAATCCATTTTGAAAAAATCCGGGTCTTCAAATTCTGCGAAATCCGCGCCGTTGTTCAATTCATCGTGCAACGACTGCAGCATGCTGTCGTACGTGGAGGCCGACGATTCCAGGTCGGTTTCGTGGTTCATAATGCAGAGCTCAACCGCTGGATTTTGCATGCGCAAACATAAAGCATAAAGACAATGATTGAATTGTTTTTATGTTTTTATGCGTGTTTATTTTTTATTGGGGGCACTGGGGCACTGGGGCACTGGGTATTGTTTCTAATTCTTTTTTTTCAGTTCGTCCAGAATGTCCATGTGCTTGAAAATCGTTTTGTTCGTGATGCTCGGGTACTTTGCATTTTTTGGCTTCAACTTGCTGTTGAATTCAATCTCCAGCACAACCGCTTCCCACTCCTCTTTATGCGATCGGCTCAAATGCGGGTGCGCGTCCTTCAAAATGATGAACAAGTTTTCGGTCAGCTCCTCCACCTCGTTGGTCCGGTCCGACTGGCGCAAATGCTCTTGAATCAGCGTCTGCAGCTGCTGCACAATGTCCAGCGTTTGCAGCGTGGACACAACGCCCACCTTCATCAAATTCACAATGAACAAGCTCATGGCGCGGCGCTTGTCGTTCGTCTTGTTGACCTCGCAAAACCGCGTGTAGTCCTTCTTGGCATCCGCGTGCTCAATGGACCCAAACAAGCCAATGAATTGATCAAAATTCGTCTGAAACACGCCCTTGAACACGTCGGAATATTTTTCCAACAGCTGCTGAAACAGGCGCGCATACACCGCCGAAAAAAAGTGATTGGAACTGGCCGTGTTGAAAATGGCCGCCCCCACCGTTTGTATTTCGGGCTCGTCCTTCAGCTCGTCAATGCGTTTGCACAGCGCGGCAAACACTTCGTCAAACGTCTTGTCCGTGATTTTATTCAGATCGGAGCGAATGCTGTCCAGGTGCGCGTCAATGCCCTCCCTCTTTTTCAATTCGGTGGCCTGAAACCGACGGATAATTTCCCAATCGTCCGGCGTAATTTCACTCGCAGTTGTGCGCGGTTTTCGTTGCAACTGAGACGACGCCGACGACGATGACAACAATTCGTCGCCGCCCTTGTCCCGTTTTGGGAAAACCGGCGTCTTCACATACGACGGCGCCCCCACTTGGTCTGCGATGCGCGAAACCAGCGCTATTACGGACTCGGGCAGCTCGCATTCAAACCCGTTCCATTTGATGGCTTCAAAATCCGCCAGTTGGTACACCGGGGCAGTCGCTATATCCGTCATTACAGTGCGTTGTTTGAAACCTATGTATGTGTAATGTGAGCGCTTTGTTTATATTCATTTCATCTAAAATATTCTCATGTAAAGACGCGCGCGTAAAAAAAAGAAATATTTGGAAAATGGCTTAAATACACCGTTGCATGCTAATCCAGCGTATAGTACAATGACCGCACCCAACCCCAATCCCAACCAGACCCCGATCCCCGAATCCACCCCCGCCCCGGAATTTGAGGCGTGGGAAGACATTCCCGATTTGAACCCGCAGCTCATGCGCGGCATATACGGCTACGGCTTTGAAAAGCCCAGCCCCATCCAGCAAAAATCCATTCTGTCCTTCATTGAAGGGCGAGACGTCATTGCCCAGGCGCAGTCCGGCAGCGGCAAGACCGGCGCGTTTGCCACCGGGGTGCTGAACCGGGTGCGCTTGGACGTGAAGCACCCGCAGGCGCTCATCATTGCGCCCACGCGCGAGCTGGCCAAACAGATTCACGATGTGGTCAAGGATTTGGGCGCACAAATGACCGGACTCGGCGTGCAGTTGCTCATTGGCGGCACTTCCACCGAAGACGACGTGGCCGATTTGAAGGCCAACGGCCCGCAGGTCGTCGTGGGTTGTCCCGGTCGCGTGCACGACATTTTGCGCCGGCAGCCCGCCATTGGACGCGGCATGCAGGTGCTTGTGTTGGACGAAGCCGATGAAATGCTGTCGGCCGGGTTCAACGAGCAGATTTACAACATTTTCCAGCAGCTGAATGCGAACGTGCAGGTGTGCTTGTTCAGCGCGACCATGCCGCCCGAGCTGCACTCGTTGTCGGACAAGTTCATGCGCAACCCGGTGCGCATCTTGGTGAAAAGTGAGATGCTGACGCTGGAAGGCATTAGCCAGTACCACGTGGCGCTGGACACGGATCAAGACAAGTACGCCACGCTGAAGGACTTGTTCTCGCGCATTTCCGTGTCGCAGTGCATTATTTATTGCAACAGCATACGGCGCGTGAGCGATTTGACGGAGGCCATGATCAATGACGGGTTTCCGGTGTGCTGCATTCACAGCGGCATGGACAAGGACGCGCGCGACAAGGCGTACATGGAGTTTCGCAGCGGCCAGCACCGGGTGCTCATTTCGTCCAACGTGACGGCGCGCGGCATTGACATTCAGCAGGTGAGCACGGTGATCAATTTTGACATGCCGCGCGACGTGCACACGTACTTGCACCGCATTGGGCGCTCGGGACGCTGGGGGCGCAAGGGCAGCGGCGTCAACTTTGTCACGCGGCGCGATTTCCGCAAGCTGAAGGAGATTGAGGCGTATTACGACACCGTTATTCCGGAGCTGCCTGCCAGTTTCGGGTTGAATTGAAACATTGAAACATTGAAACATTGAAACCATTGCGCTGGAAAATAATTAAATTCAGGTAATATACGTTGAATTGAATTGAATGCCGGTCATGCTGCTGCCGTTTCTTCCAATGGCCACCGTCATTATGGGCATGTTTGTGATCACGTCCATGAAGTGCACCGAATTTGATTGCGCCGACCTCGTGAAGGACACGTTGGAATGCGACATTCGCTGGTGTTACGAGAATGGCGGGTGCGCATGCTGCTGCTGCTGCACGGTTTGCCACAATCAGAATGACGATGACGATGACGATGACGATGACGATGACGATGACGATGACGACAACACGTTGTATGATGACTCGTCTGCATCATTTCATGCTTACGCTTATGCCAAAAAATCGTGAAACAGCTTGTCCACGTACATGGGCGACAGCTGCGGGTTGTACAAGTAGCAGTTGCACTTGCCGTCCGCGTGATAACTGCCGTAGCGACCGCCGCCGCAGTTGCAGTACCCGGGCGAGGGCTGCATCGGGTCCGGCGTAAACATGCACCAATCTTTCGGGTAGCCTTGATCCACGCACGCCGACCAGTTTTCATACCCTTCTTCCAACTGCATCTGCTGTTTGTAGTTGTAACGCGCAATGTAATAAATCAACAACACAAATATACCCCATTTTATCCACTGCGACGGTACTGACCACATGGAATATATTACACTACGCACTATATTTCATGCTATATTTTATTTTAACCCACGATTTTAAAAAACTTATTTATCAAATTTTTAGGTTTTTTTGCTTTTCTTGTCTTGCGGCTTTTTGCCGGGCTCTTGGCCGGGCTTTTTGCCGGGCTTTTTGCCGGGCTTTTTGCCGGGCCTTTCTTAAGGCTTTTTGCCGCATTCGGCGATCGTTTCACTGTGAGCTTGTGTTTTTTGGCGTTGTACGTGTGTTCAAAGTACTCCATGGGCGAATACTTCAAAAACCATTCTTCGTATTCGGGATCGTCGCGTTTCAGCTCTTGGTATTTGCTTGCTTTTTCGGCTTTAATGTCGTCCAGCGTTTCCTGTTTTCCGTAGCACGTCATGCCGAACCGCCGCAGCAACCCGGATTGGTTCAGCCGGTTCCGCTGCTGAATGTCATACAAATACTTGCACATGCACAAAATGCGCGCCACGTCGTAATACGGCTTGTCGGTGTAAATCATGGCCAAATACAGGCTCAGCATGGTGTCCGTGCTGGCAATGCGCACCCGTTTTTTGCCGGTTTGTATGACGTTGTAACTATGGCACGCCACCGGTTTGTAAATGAACGCAACCGCCGTCTTGTTCACTGCAATTTCGTAGTGCTCCGGCACGATTTCGCCAATCCCCGAGTGCTTGGTTAGCACGATCCCCTTAAAATTGTTGTCTTCCAACCGCTCTTTCACTTTGGCCGCACTGGCTTCCGGATTCACGGACAGCACGTCAAAATGCGGGATCTGCGCAAAAAGCGCCTTCTCAAACTTCGGCAAGTGTCGCGCGTAATGCGAAATGGCATNCCCGCCGAAAAACACCAGCTCCTCGTCTATGAACGCGTTCCGCACCGTGCGGAATAAACGCACCTCTGCGGGTTCGTCCTTTGGGGGATGCGCTTCATCAATTTCATCTGCAGTCGGACTTCTGCCGTGCATTTGTTTACGTTTATTGGCATTAGCGTTGGTGTTTTTCGGCGTTTGAAACGGCCTCATCATCCCGTTGGGCGTGCAGCCCTCCGCCTTCAGCGGGTGGTACTTGTTCAACAGAGCCAGCCGCTTGCTCACCTTTTCCCAGCGCGACACGTCGCCCTCGGGGCGCGACAGCTCCAAATACATGCCCATGCGCAGCAGGTTCGGCGGCGCATACAGGATGCCGTCCACTTTAATCGCGTCCGCCCGAATGTTCTTGAACAGCGTCGCGTCCAGCTGCGTGATGTCCGCAATGCCCACGAAGTTCACGAACACCTTGTACGTGCCGTGGTGCATGCCCGACTTGGCCTCCACCTCCGAATACCCGTTCTCGTAAAACTCGTCGGCCAGGTCCTTCGCGTGATCCAACGCGCTCGGCGAATAAAAATCGTAATCGGGGATCTCCGTCTGCTTGTCGTAAAACTGCGCCGATTCCGGCAAAATGTTGTTGATGGCCGTGCCCCCGTAACACACCAACTCGCGCTTCTTGATGAAGCGCTCCACGATGGCAATCATGTCCTTGACCTTGGGGTCGCTCGTTTTTTTAGCGCCGATCTTGGCCTCAATGGTTTCAACCGCCTGCTTCACCAGCGCCTGCTCCATTTCATCCAACGTTTGGGCATTGTCGTGGTCGTGGTCGTGGTCGTGGTTGTTCGCTCGTTTTTCTTTCATGTGTTATGCAAGTTGCGCGATTGTGCCGTTATATATAATTGACATTATTAATTTAATAATGTCGTATCAATCCAAACATCCAAATAATACCTCAATTCATCCGTGTTCGGTTAGTGCATATTCGGCAACCTAAATGCAGTTGTTATCAGCGACGCAACCGCAGTGGACGCCAGCAAAAAGAACGCCGCGCTAAACACGATCGTCCGGTCAAATGCAGTGAATTCATTGTACTTTGTCCACGGATTGAACCGCACCAGCAAAAACCCGATGATGAAATACTTTAACACCAAATTCAGCGTGTCTAAATACGCCGGCGCCACAGTTGCAATGCCCAGCAGGGCTATCGCATACAGCCCGTACCAGGCATACAACACCACGTAGTAAAACCGTTTGATCCATTCGTCATGGCGGGGCATGCGGTCGCGCGTTTAAATATTCACAATATTATTTAATCGTATTGTATTGCACTTGTACCTTTGGCACAATGAACCTGGAACTCTCCAAATTTGACATGCGCTCCATCAGCTTTAGGCCCGACGAAAACAAGGGCCCCGTCATTGTCCTCATCGGCCGCCGTGACACCGGCAAAAGTTTCCTCGTGCAGGACCTCATGTTCCACCACCAGGACATCCCCATCGGCACCGTCATCTCCGGCACCGAAGCCGGCAACGGCTTCTTCGCAGCCCACGTCCCCAAGCTCTTCATCCACGACGCTTACAACACCGCCATCATTGAAAACATCCTCAAGCGCCAAAAGGCCGTGCTCAAACAAATGAAAAAAGAGATTGAAACGTATAAACGCTCCACCATTGACCCCCGCACCTTCGTCGTCCTGGACGACTGCCTGTACGACAACAAATGGACCAAGGACGTCATGATGCGGTTACTTTTTATGAACGGGAGACATTGGAAGATCATGTTAGTCATCACAATGCAATATCCTCTCGGTATTCCGCCCAATTTGCGCACGAACATTGATTACGTGTTTATCCTGCGCGAGCCCTACATTGCTAACCGCAAACGCATCTGGGAGAATTACGCGGGCATGTTCCCCACGTTTGAGAGCTTTTGTCAGGTGATGGACCAGTGCACCGAGAATTTTGAGTGCTTGGTGATCAATAACAATGCGAAATCCAA